AGACCAATGTATCGCACTACGTCAGCAGGGAATACAAACTCACCTTCACTTAACTGTGCAGGTATGTCATCACGCACTTCTTTTTGCGTTGAGCCTACTGGAACTTCATTACCTGATATGGGGTCTACTGTACCGCCTTCATCTTTTAGACCACCATCATCGAATAGTTCCATCTGTTCTTTCAGTGCCATTTACTTCATCCCTAAGATATTTAAGTTTTCTTAATGCTGATATTGCGCCTTGTTGTCTATGCACTAAAACTGTGTCCGAACTTTGTTCTAGTACATTTTGATGTACTCCTATGGTAGCATCTATGTAATTATTGAACGCTTCCCACTGGTTGTTGTTGTTGACCAACGGCTTGAGCTTGCTGAGTATTTGACCCTTGTTCATTTCCTGTAAATCCTTGTTCTCCCGGCACTGGTGCTTGTCCAACACCTATGTTACCGCCACCTGCTCCACTGGTATCCATTGCATCTGCTCCTGCAGGTGCGCCCTCTGGTTCTTGTGGTTGTTCTTGTTGAAAGCCTTTCATCAACTCTGCTTGAATAGCGGCTTCATTCATATTGTTGGTAACTTTGTCGGGGTCTAACTCCATAGACTTTGCAATCTCACGAATAATATATTGGAACTTAGCAAATGGTGCAAGTGCTGGATTACTTGCTACCTGTAGGAATTGCATAAGTCTTTGACTACGTACTTCATTAGCCATAAGACTTTCTGTACCTCTAGCTCGTACTTCTAAGTCTCCTTTAATATCTGGGTCAAAATCAAACTGCATGTTAAATCTAAACAACCCTTCTCCTAAAGGTCGTAATAGATAATCATCTACATTCTTAATAACAGTTTTAGTGCTTCCTTGAGCGGCACCCATAAGCATAGAAATACCAGAAGCAGTTCTACCTACTCCTGATACGCCTGTTTGCCCATGAGCAAACGAAGGGAAGCCTGTGCTTTCATCTGCAAGTACACGTGCTTTATCAAACAGCATCATATTCTCGCTAGATACATTTGGGAACTTTGTACCAAATATCGCTTGTCCCGGTGCGCCACCTTGTCTGCGGAACACCTTTCCCGGATATAATGATAAGTCTTGACCCGGCACTAGGTTTGTCTCATCAACTTCTACAATTAAATTACCAGATAATACAGCATTATCAACAGCCATACGCATAAAGCCATTCATCAAAGTCTGTGTATCGTCCATGTTTTCAGCAATACCTACACCAAAGAATGAGTATGGATTTAACTCATAGGGTGCAGAATGATATGGTATCTTTGCAGGTTTAAATGGATTTAACACCATTCGTATTAATTTACCATTACATACCCATACGTTTGCCTGTAATTCATCAAAAGTTTTTAATTCATCTGGAATATTAATCTCTGCTTCTTCAAGCATTTCTGTATCTACCATACCCCAGTATTCTAATACATCAAAGCGTTCTACTCCGTGTTCTGGTGCATAATCAGATAAGTCATCTTCCCAGTATTCTTTAGTATAGTTTTCTCCTAGCTGTATAACTTCATCTATAACTGTGTCTCTGAACATTGGTCTTTTCTTGAGATTCCGTAGTTGCGACCTTGACATCTTGTGTCGTTCAATAACATACTGCGCTTCATCCATATTATTGGCATCAGGGTCAGGATAGAAATTCCACACAGAAACATGTGAAACTTGTGGCATTGTTTTAAATTGTGGGTCATAGCTACCATCCTCATCCCAATTAGGATATTCTTTGTCTACAGCAAACGGTCCTTTCATTACACCTGTACCAAATAATGCCATCTCAAATGCTGTACTACGAAGATGTTTAGTTGCACTTGATTCTTCTAGTTGGTCGTGTATTTTCTTCTGCATCTTCTTTGCGGCTATCATAGCTGGGCTAAAGGTAACAGAGGTAGGTGTAGCACCTGCCCCTTCTTTAAGCCCGTCTATACCCTCTAATTTTTCTGTTAAAGGACCTAGCATTTCTTGAAGAGACTTTTCTGTAGCACCTGCAGGTAGGTCACTACCATCTCCTGCAAAGCCATATGGACTACTTAGGGCAGTATCACCACGCAACTGCTCTGGTTCTTTGGGGTCAAAGTGTACATCTGCAACAACTCCTTCTGGTAACTCAGTAGGTTCAACAGAAACAGGAAACCGATTATTGGCAAAAAGTACATCAACAATTTGCCCATATGCCGCAAGAGTTTTTGTTTTTGTAACTTTAATAAAGACACGTGACTTCTCCGATTCAGTAAACTGAACATCTGGTCCGTATAGTCCTCTATAATTTCTATAGGCTTTTAACCAGCGTTGTTCATCTTGATAACGATAGTCTTCTGCTCTTTTAAATCTTTCTTGGATAAATGGTATTATAGAAGATACATCAGCATCTTCTGTTGCGCTATCTTCTACATCTTCTAGTGCTATAGAATCTGCTTCAATCATTACATTTTCATCTTCTGCCATTTTAATATCCTTAATATCCAAATGTTGAATCTGCTACTTGCATACCACCACCCGGTCTTCCATGTGGGTCATAATCAAATATACTAAAACGTGGTCGTGACATTATACCATATCTCATCGCATCGTACAAGTGATCTTCCGCAGTCGTGTCAATATCTTCTGGATTTTTCTTGTCAATTGGCAAGGCAGGTAACTGTGCGATAATGTTTGTACAACTACTAAAGAAAACAAGTCTAGGCTCTTCCGTATATTCATCTACTTGTAGTCGTCTGTGTATTTCGTTTTTACCAGCAACACGACTACCTTTGCTTCTATCTGATGGTCGCCATCTGCAACCCTTTTGTATCATTTGCTCTGCAAGGCTAGGACCAGTATCACCACGCTTATGCCAAAGAGAACTGTCAAGAACACCATACTTAATATTGCCATCGCCAGATTCTAAGTCCAACACCATATCGGCTAAATCAGTTGCGAGTACTTTAGAGGTATATAGTTCTCTGTAAACAATTAGTTGCTCACTTGGACTAACAGCAAACCAAACCACGCCACTATATGAACCATAACCATAATCACATGCTCTAAACTTAACCCAGTTGTTAGGTATATCAAAAGGCTCAACAACATGAATATCACGATTAAATTCAGTAAATGCTGCACCTTCTTTAATATCCCAATCACCTTCCAAGAGTTGTCTTCTTTGCTGCTCTGGTAGTGACAGAAGCATTGCTTCGTAGTCACCTGATTCGGATAGGTAAGGATTGTCAGTAAGTCTCGCTGGGATAAATCTCCTTTTGAACAAAGACTTTCCTGCCTTTGAGTGTCCAGCAGGATATCGCAACACTTCGTTAGTTTCAATGTCTGTTGCATCAAATGCTTTGTCATATGGTGCAGGGTCAATAAACATTTTCTTAACCCAAGCATGACCTCTTCCACCGGGGTTAGTTGTTGCCCTCATAAAGATAGGCAAATCTGGTGCAGTAGACCTAAGACGAGAGCGCATGTAGTTCCATGCATAAGGTGACTGCCACTGTGTTAACTCGTCAAAGCCTATCCAGCTAAACGCTAGACCCTGATAGCGAAGAACGTCATCATCTCTATCAAGATAAGACATCCACAGTCTCGCACCAGAAGGGGCAGTCCACTGCATCTTTCTTTCCGACCATTTAATGCCGGGCCATATTTTAGGGTACAACTCTTGTGACTTAAAGATAAGTTCACGAAGTTCTTCTGTTGTATGTCGTAACAGCAATCCGCTAAATGCTGGATGCCCCATATAACGTAGTGGGTCTGCTAACATGGCGTAGGATTTACCACCACCTGCTGAACCACCATATAGTACTTCACGTTCCCCTGCGGCTAAAAAATCTGTTTGAGGTCCTACGTTTGGTTTGAATAATACATTAGCATGTTCTTCTTCAAACTCTGTTTTATATGAAACGTCCTCAATAATCTTAGGCTCTTGAACCTGTTCTTTCTTCTTCAAGGACTTTCGCTTTGGCGATTGCCTTTTCCGCATATTCTGCCCACTTGCGGATGCTTGCAACTTGGTTCTTACGCTGTCGCTCATTCTGTAACCGTTTCCTTAATCCTACATGTGATATGTATCTATTGCTATTTGTACTTAACCAGTTGGCTACCTCACGATAGCTGTATTGATTTACGTGCTGTCTAGCCTTTTCTAACAAATCTAACTCTGTCGGTATGGGGTCAAGAATGTCAGGGTCTTCTTCATTCTGCTTATATCCGAATGGTACGGTACGTGCTATGCGTGGTATCTGTATCCACTCGTTCTCTTCTTTTATATCTGTCGGTTGTGGAAGTTTCCACTTGCCTATACTTCTAGTCATCTTCACTTACTGCTTTAGGTGGCATAAGCATAACACCACCGCTTGCTTCTACTTGCATCTTCTCTGTCTTCACCAAACCTGAACGGTCTAGTAATTCTTTTGCCGCTACCATCTTATCACGTATGCCTAGTTCTGTTGGGTCATACAATGCACCCGTCATAGCCATTGCCGCCTTTGGTGCGTTACGTGCCATGTACATAGATGTAGCTTCTAATATCTCATCCTTTAGTCCTTTGACAATAGAAGTTGTTGGTGTATTATCTGCGTACCCTGCAATCTTTTTTGCCTGTACAACATCACCACCTGCCTCTTCAAACAACACGTTAAGAAACTTCTGCTGTCTTTCATTTAACTGTCGTGTCATGACATCTCTCCAGTAGCCATAGCGTGAGCTAAACGTGTGCTACGTCCTTTTACTTGCCTTGCCCACCTGCTGTCTAACATTTCTTTTGCTGCAGTTTCAAAGTCATTATCATATACAGCCGCCCACATCTTCTTAAATTTTTTTAATCTTGGAACACCCATATTAAATGCCATATCCATGAGTACCAGTTGACGTACAGCGTCTAGGCTATCAACGCAAGAGTGCGCTTGGCATAGTTCTCTTTCGACTATCTGCACGTCATTCGTTGCTAAATAGACCGCATCTTTTTCTGTTATACCATGCTCATATATAGCATCCATATTTGGTATATCCATATAATCAAGTTCTTCTTTACTTATGCCACGGTCTTTTAGGTTTCTTCCTATTCCAATTGTGTCAATGCCTAACGTATCTTGATAGACTGTAAGTACAAGACCTTCTCCTTGGATTAGTTTATCTATAAATTGCTGACGTTCATATTTCATTTCTTAGTCTCCGACCCTAACCACACTGCAAATGCCCCTGTCATCGCACCTGAGACTACGCTTATCATTGCACTCTGCTGTGTACTCAAGTCGTCTAAGGACATCCCCCACTCTATAACTCTTATGTACATGATTGTCATAACAAGCATCATTAAGCGTGGTACTATCTTGTACTTTAATATTGTTTCTGCCGCCATTATTTTTTCCCGAACAACTTTGTAGCAGAACGAACACCGAAACTAGCAGCAACGATAACGCCAAGACTGTATTGATACCATTGAGGCATTGATTCCAACTGGGCAAATCCATTTGACACAACCTCTTCCATTCCGGGGATGAAGGCTAATATTAAGGGTATTGAAAACAAAATTACCAACCACTCATCTTTCCACGAAGATTGACTACCCTTTGCCATCTCCAAATCCCAGTCTATTTCACCTGTAGCTTTTTTCTGCATTACTACAGCTTCAGCTTGTGCCTTGGCTACCTTAGTAGCTGACTGCGCTTTCTTCTCTTCTACCTTACCTTGTAACCATGTACCAGCTAAATCTGCTACAGGTCCTATTAGCATATTAAGCACGTCTAAACCTCGCTGTTTTCTTTGCAATTGCTTTCGGTTGCTTCACAAACTGTTTCCCCTGCTTTGTTCCTTGGCGTTTCGCTCGTGATGTTGCCGCATATTCCGCAGATGTAAGGCTCTGTATCGCTGAAGTAGGAAGGTATCTTTCGCCAGTTTTCTTTGATGGTTTCCCAGATTTGGTTCTCCACTTTTGTTTTGTCCATGACTTTAAACTCTTTTGTGATTTAGCTAGTGCCATCTTACATCCACATTATTAAAAATACTAAAATTGCAATTAACCCCACACCAACTGCAATTGCAATACTACCAATTTCTATATTATGTATAAAAGCATCACGCTTCTTACGTTTGGCTATACGTTCTTGCTTTTCAGCTTCTTTTGCTTCATGTATTCGTTTAGCACGTTCAGCTATTATGCCTTCCCAAACACCTGCACCAAATCTCATATTGATTAGGTTCTTCATTTCTTGCATATGTTCTTGTGCAAGTTTTGCGTTTATAGTTTCTTCAGCAATTGAATTTACAGCGAAAGGGTCTTTTTGGGCTTTTCTTCGTTTCTTTTGTATCTGCTGTTCGCCCTCAAACATGCCGTCAATATATTTTGCTATATCACCTATATCATTACAAGTTGTAATAGCTTTTTTTATTCCGTCTACACTTGCTTTTACAAGTGCAATACCTGCCATAGTTTCTGCTAACATGTGTCTCCCCCTTCACGTGTAGCATTTTATTTGTATCCACCACCAGCTTTCTTATATGCTGATGCAAGCATCTGTGCTTTACGAGCAGACCACTGACCTGCACCGCCACCTTTTGTTCCAGCTTTGATACGTTGGAACTGCCTCTTACGCATTGCAGGTTTTGTATAGTTACCTGCTTGATTTACTTTTGATTTACTTTTTTTCATAATTTATCTCGCTGGGTCAAAGTATTCTTCTGCGGCAAACAATGCTATGATATCGTTAGCATTACTACCAGTTCCTTTTAGTACATCACCCTCACTCATAAAGAAAGGTTTACCATCATCAAATATATAAGCAATGTTTGCAGATTGAGTTACACTGTATGCATCTATTAGCTGTTGAGGAGAACCCCCACTTGCTGTATAAGATATATCAAAAGTTCTATCGGCTGAATTTGATATATTTGTAAAGGCTAACAGTTTTACAATAGCTACATAGTTTGCAGGAACGGTATAGATTATTGTATTAGTATCTAACGGCACAACATTGTTTTTAAATTTAACTGTATCTAAAGATGGCATTACTTTATCCTAACTTTATCTATACATATTACTGACCACTTATGAAACTTAATATTCCATTTACCTAATAGTCTAGCTATCTTTAAAAACAAATGACTAAAGAATGTCCAATATAAATCAACCAAAAAAGTTTTTAGTTTTATTAGCTTTGTTAACATTTTTTATGTGCCTTCCGGGTCTACGTATACGTTTCTTTTTTATAAACTCGTTAGCAAATTGTTTAGCCATTATTTCTTTTTCTTAGGCATGGTCATACCACCACGCATCATTTTCTTTTTAGCAACTTTCATCATGCCGCCACCACGCATTTTCTTTTTCATTACACCGCCACGCATCATTTTCTTTGCCATTTTTGTTTTACCAGCCATACCGCTACCTTTCATTTCAGTTTTAACTACACCACCTTTTGCGTGTTTTCTTACACCCTCTTTATCTGGGTTTGTTAGTCCAAGCATTTCACGCATTTCTCTTACGCTAAGACCCATTTTTTTAGCCATTGCCATAAATTCATCTTTTTTATTATTCTTAGAATCTTTCATTTCTTAATCTCCGTCTTTCTAATACTAAGGATTCAAACACTTCTTCAGGAAAATGTTTATAGTAATTTGATTTTTCTAAACTAAGTGCTGCGTCATCTAATATAGAAAGTCGTTGCACAAAAACCATACAATATTCTAGTTCATTACTAGTTATACCATTATCTTCTAAAAAGTCAAGTCCAGCATCGCTTGCATCATAGTCAGGATGAAATACCATAAGATGTATATCTATACCTGCTATACTTAATGCTTCATTAACTCCGTCACACCAACCATCTAAATATTCAATGCTTGGCATTTCTTCTTCAGCCCACACAACTATATCATAATTATGTGTTCCAAACTTCTTAACTTCTTCTGTTAAACCTTCTAACCCCGTATTAATACTAAAGACTACCTTATTATCTGCCCATGCTTTTGCTGCGTAAGGGCATGGCGGTAGTCCATTTAATTTTACATTCGGTATTTCAAGAAAGTCGTGTGACCACTTACGTATGTCAGCTTCTATTGGATGCACGTGTCTTATTCTTTTGTTGTTCTATAAATCTTCTATACACACCAGCCGCACCAGCTTTTCCAGCCGCTTTAGCTCGTTGCTCCATAGCGATAGCCGCTTGTGTTTTATGATTATGACTTCTGCTAGATGATTTTATTTTACGTATAGATGCTTGTGCATCTTTTACTGTAGCAAACTTTAAGCCGTGAATTGTACCCTTTGGGTCTTCATCAGTATACAGGTCGCTATGCTTTTTACTTTTAGCTGGTTGTCCTTTTTTTCTAGGTACTCTACGCATTTTTTGTGATTTTATTAAATGCTTCTGGGCTTGCTGCTTTAAGTGCCTTTAGTCCCGGGTTCATTTTAACCTCACCACCTGCTGCGTACATGTGTGATTTTCCATATGCCATGCCACCATTAGCCATCTTTGCTTTACCTTTAGGCATCATACCCACACTAACTGCAATAACAGGTACTTTCTTTTTCTTTGACATGCCACCATCTTTCATTTTAGATTTTAAAGGTGGTAATTCAACTTCTGTCTTTCTATTAGCGTCACCTATCTTAACTCTACGAGATTGTTCTTTAGCTGCTTGTGCCTGACGTATCTCTCTAAGTTTTTTTCTAGCTTCAGCTTTTTCTGCTTTAGTTGCTGTGCTACCCTCTTGCAAAATTCTTTCTAATTTAGCTACCATTTCAGCTTCTGATTTTGAGCTTTTTGTTCTAACAACATTTGACATAGCTTTAAATAGTTTACTCTTCATTGTCTTCTCCTACTAATTAACATTTCCATCTTCTACGTGCTTGTCTTAAACGACTGTTAGGGTCACGAGCGGCTTTTGGAAATTTTTTCATTTGTCCAGCAGACCTAGCACAAAAAGACTTTCGTCTGTTTGCATCCTTACTACCCTTCTTAACTTTACCTGTTACAGCAGTTTGTAATTTACTCCCGGGGTTTTTTCTTCTATATGCTTTCACCCCAGCTTCAGTCATACCTGCACCCTGTTTAGTAGGACGAAAATTCTTCTTATTTCGCTTTGGCATGTTGTCGGGTTTACGTGCCATTAGACACCCCTGTCAAATTCACATTTAAATGAAAATGAGTGTGGTGTACCTAATACTTCTGCTACATCGGTAACTATTACTGCCGCACGTTCTACGCAGTGTATTTCTTTTGAGTATGGTCCGTATGCATCTTCAACTATAATGCATTGACCTGATAGCATTGAACATGCCATTACGAATGTTGTAAACATTAGTCAGTCCAGCCTTCTAATTTCATATAATTTTCTGTTTCTTTGAGTGTAAACTTACGTGGAGAGAACTTAGTCTCCAATGCCTTACGAACATAGAACACATCACTGTGTGGTATGTGAAGACGGTCTAGTGTATTTGTACGAATAGCTTCATAAAAAGCTGAAAGCACATTATCTGTATATAGTTTTACAGATTTTTTACCCATTGTCAACTCTTTTATCTAATTTTTCTTTACCTTCTTGCCACCAACGCACTCTTTCTGCAATAGCTTTAGCTTCACACAAGCCACATAGCTGCACGAGGATGCCCTCTTTATTATAAATACAGGAAGAACACTTTAATTCTTTATTCATTTAAGTGATTACAGTTAAAATGTTATTGGTAAAGGAATTATTTAAGGAATAGTTAACTGTTTCAGTTTAACTGTTATAATTATACCTGATTTTCTAGGAAGTGTCAAGCCCCTAAATACAAGATAGGTAAAGTTTTCTTTTATTTGTACATAAAATAGTAAAATATTCTATAATAGTAAGTATATAAGTATCAGTAGCTGTTGTGGTTAACACTTAATATACCTAATCTGTGTATTTATCCATGCACATATACGCACTACCCACCCGTGGCGCATGCCCGACCCCTTCATCTTTCGATGAAAACTGCTCAAAAGCCTGTCTCAACAGCCATTTTCTAAGGAAAATGCTAGAAAAACCAAGTGTTTCAGTAGTTTTGACTACTGTTATGTTATCAGTCGTCACTCTTTGAGTGGTCTGTAAAGCTGTAAACTGGGAATTTGTAAAGAATTTACAATGCCGATGCTTGGCTGCTTCATTCATTTATGAATGGTCGAAGTCCGCTGACGGACTAACCTTAACACCTTTGGTGTTGTAGAAATACCACATCCCCTGTTGCAGTTGGGCAACGGCTCACATGGGCGCAGTTTGGCGCAGGTACTTCGGAATAACTTGTTATTCCTGCAGTCATGTGAAACGGCAGGGGCAGAGGATGGCGCATCACATCACGGAAAGCCGACCCCTTATTTCTCTCATATTTTCTACGGTTTATATAAATATTAATCACAACTTGTTGTGAGTAATTAATATTTATTTATAAACCTTAAAATATGGAGATAAAAAATGACAACATCAAACTTCAAAAACTTCGCCACTCAGCTTGCTGAAGCTCCTAATACTTTGGAAGCCAAAGGCTTAGTGTTATCCCGTTGGGATAAGTCTATTGTTTCTTCGGAGAAGAAAGTATGGAAGTCTTTGACTTCAAGAGGTGGATTCTGGTTCTCCCTTGGAGAAGTTCTCTCTAAGATTCTAGAAGAATCTGGTGGTAAAAGAATGGATTCAGCAAAGCTGAAAGATGCTAATCTTCACAGCGTTGCAAAGCAACGTAGAAACGAAGCGGTTCAGTTCTTTCAGAACTTTGATTTGATTGAAAATCAAAAGCTGACTACCAAGTTTCAATCTATGACTAGATTGATTAATGGTGTCAATGCTATTGTCAAACCGAAGGTTGACAAGCCAACTGAACCACAGGTTCAGAATGATGGTAAGTCCGCTGACGGACTAAATGAACCACAGGTTCAAGAAGTCAAAGCCTTTACACAAATGAACGCTGAAGAAATTGCTTTTGAGGCATTGCTTCAATGTGAAGTAAACAATATTCCTGTTAAGGAATTTATGTTGGCTCTCAAAGACCAACTACAGTTGGTTGACCAACAGGCAGTAGCATAAGCTACTGTCTAACCTTTTTATCGGAGATAAAACTATGCGAAATCCTCAAGCTACATCATTCATCCGTAACTTCAACGCAAAACGTATCACCTCATCGTGGGGTGCTACAGATGAAGCCTACGGCTTTGCTGTCTATCCCGATAGGGATAATACTCAACCATTCTGTTTTCAGAGTGGGCAAGCGAAAGCTATGGCACAAGAGTATGAGCGCAAAAAAGCTATGCTTGACAAAGCTGAAGCGTTAGCTATACTGGATTCACTGCTTTAGAGTTATAACATAAAATAAATAAGAATGTTTATGATTATTTATTTTATTTATATAACACTTAACTAAGTCCGCTGACGGACTAACAAATTGAAAGGTTTTAAAATGTTTAATCGTTCTGTTAATCAAGTTCACCCACAAAAACAAGATTATCTTGATATCTTGTGGGACTTGTTCAAAGAAGTTCATGGTGTTAGACCACGTGGTATGTATGATAACACTTGGCATATCGAAGATTTACGTGCCGAGTGTCTTATGCTACAAGAGTGGCTTAATGACCAAATTGAGCAAGAACGTGCTGATGAAGCACGTCAAGTGCAATTATGTATCAAAGTTGGTGCGCCTGATGAAGCTACAGCTTCAAGATGGTTAGATGAAGCATGGGAGATTGTGTAATGAAAAAAGAATTTGAAATGGAAATTGCTATCAAGAATATTATCGCTATCAGACGTAAGGCAAAGCCAGAGGACGTTGCAGATGGTATTGCATGGTATGCGAAAGCGTATGAGGAGTGCCGTATCATTGCTGAAAGATTTGATTTGCCTATTCACATGGTTGCTGGCGTTGTTTCTGCCTTGTCACCTAACAATAGATGGGCAACTAACATCATCAATGCGAGAGATGTAATCGAGACATGGGATTATGGTTATGCCCCTGATACAGTATCTGTATGTACATACAATGCCATGAAGCTGAAAGCCTTTGCCGTTTTGGATGGCGGTAGTAAAACTATTGATGAAGTCAAAGCTATCTTGAATGGTAAGAAAATTGTATGCTTCTTTGAAAACATACTAGGTGAGGATACTTGCACCATTGACGGTCATGCTCGTAACATTGCCTACAATCAGCGTGTTAATCTTACAGATGCTAAGACTAGCATTGGCAAGCTAGAGTATGCCAACTTACAGGAAGCATACTTGCAAGCGTCAAAGCGTTGTAGCGTTAATGGTAGGCGTTTAAAAGCCTATGAATTGCAAGCAATTACATGGGTCACATGGAGAAAAATGCACAAGATTGCATAGGAGATTTGACAATGACTATTAAACCTGTTAATCCTGTTGCTAAAGCAATGGCACAAAACAGGAGACGGCAACAAGTTGTGCCAGATAAAAAGAAGTACAATCGAAAGAAGGATAAAGATTATGCAGATACGATTAGAAAAAATGAGAGTGAATAAACTCAAAGTACGCAAGCCAAAGCGTGATGATTGGAAGCGTGAACGTCAGGCAATGCGTAAGGCAAAGCAAAACATACAGGAGAGATATTATGCTTAAAGGTGGAATGAGAGTGCGTGTATATTGGAATTTACACAAGAAAATGTATTCAGTACAGGATGCTAAGACAGGCAGAGTGATACACCATACAACAGCTATCAGCCTACAAGACTGCAAGCTATCTATCCGTAAGGCAGGACAGGCTAGGGCTAGACGTGAAGGCAGGAAAAATGTTCATGCCTTTGTGACAGGTACGTATCATACTTTAGGCAGTAATTTCAAAACAGCCTGTTATTCCGATGGGGCTAGGAAAGTCACATACAATCCATATGAAAACGATACCTTCATGCGTGAAGGTGAGCCAGTATTTACTTCACCATTAATAACAATGGGAAGCAATGACAGCCCTAGTGTTTGGGCAATATAACTAAGTCCGCTGACGGACTAACAACCAATCTCTTGAAAGGAGAATTATTATGACTATACAAACTATTACTTTTCACAAGCGTTCAACAGGTAAAACAGGTCAGGTGCTTGCATCACCACAGATAGAAGCTAAGTTGGCTAAAGTCGAGAGACTATATGCTGAGTATCACGGTGTTAAGCTAGGACGTGGCAAGCTATATGACATTGTACTTGATGCATCACGTGATGCAAAAGAAGATGTAGGCGGTTACTTGCAGTACACTACACAAGCCGTTGCAGGTATCATACTTGAGAACATGCATCGTGAACTTGGCAAAGCTGTTAGACGTAAGAATAGAGATACTGTGAGTATCGAAGTTGGTACGTTTGAGATTAAAAACCTACGTAGTCTTGCACGTAATAGCAGAGGTAAGGCATTGAAAGGAAAGGTGGCTTAATGATAACATACGAGGTAGGATTATCCGTTGATAATCAAAAGGGAGTGGTGTCTGTTCAGGACACCTCTCTTGAAACATCTTCATGGGAAAAAGCCGTTCAGTTTGCTATGGACTTAGCACAACAAGACCATCCAGATGCCCAAATAGAATTTGAATTTTGTAAAGAATATGACTAGTTCGGTTTGTTCTGAGTGCGGTAGTGCTGACATCTTTGAACTAGGATGGGTACGCACTAACCGCATCTCATGGATGCTAGAGTATGACGTGGATGTTTTAGAGTATCATGGCATCCACCCAAAGCCACAGACTAAATGTATGGAATGTGGAGAACTTATGTTTCCAATGGAAAAGGAGAATAGAATATGAGCCATCATGGTAATGAACAGATACAAGAAAGATTATATGAAGAAGCACTTGATGACGTGCAAGCATCGTTTCCTTGTTTGTCCGATGAGCTACAAGATGTGATAGCAATCATAGTGGCAAGGGATAGATGGCGTAGGATAGGAGATTAAAATGAAACACCCAATATCACGTTACATGATGGCATCTTACGCATACTACGTAGAGGATGACCCGATAATAAGTGACGCAATGTTTGACCAATGTGCCAAGAATATACTGGAGCATTGGGATACACTTGACCATCCACACAAACATCTGCTATCAAAGGATATGCTAGAGGCAGGTACTTATTTAGGTAAGTATCCTACCATAGTTAAAAATGCAGTAGCAAATTATAGGAGAGAAAACACATGAATGTACTAAGTTTATTTGATGGGAGTGCTTGCACACGTGTAGCCTTGGACAGGTTACGCATCCCAGTTACCAAGTACTATGCGTCAGAGATAGACAAGTATGCTATCAAGGTAGCAATGGCAAACTATCCTGACATTGCACAACTAGGTGATGTTAAGAATGTAGGCATAGCTTTCAAGGAAGGTGACATTGATTTACTTGTAGGTGGCTCACCATGTCAGGGGTTTAGCTTTGCAGGTAAGCAGTTAAACTTTGATGACCCACGTAGTAAGTTATTCTGGGAGTATGTCAGAGTGTTACGCAAGCTCAAGCCCAAGTATTTCTTGCTTGAGAATGTACGTATGAAACAGGAGTATCAGGACGTGATATCTGATGCACTAGGTGTCAAGCCTATCGCTATCAACAGTAGGCTAATGTCTGCACAGAACCGACAGCGTTTGTATTGGACTAACATACCCAATGTCACGCAGCCAGATGACAAGGGGCTTGTGCTACAGGATGTACTTGAATATGGCTTTGCTGATAGGGAGAAGTCACATTGCCTTGATGCCAACTACTTCAAGGGTGGCAATCTCAAGACATACTTTACCAAGCACCGCAGACAGTTAGTGTTTAGTAGTGATGGCTTGTGTCATGTTGCAGACGCTGACCTCAATGGTAACGATAGCATCAAGCGTGTATATCACCCACTAGGTAAAGCACCCACACTAACGACAGGTACAGGTGGCAACCATGAACCCAAGGTATTGTGTGGTGCATGGCGAGGCAGATACACAGTTGATGGGGTACGCCAAGACCACAAGCATAGTGTCAGAGGTATGACAGAGCAACGGCTAGAGGTACGCATGGATGGAAAGACCAATAGTCTGACCACAGTACAGAAGGACAACGTAGCAGTAGATATATCAGAGTTACAATGGCGTAAGCTAACACCACTTGAATGCGAGAGATTGCAGACATTGCCAGACAACTACACTAACCATGTGTCCAACACGCAACGATACAAGATGCTAGGCAATGGCTTTACAGTTGACGTGATAGCACACATATTGAAAGGAATTAATTGATGGATAGAGAAAAACTTGATAAGCTGTTTGCTTGGTTAAAGGAGTGTCCATACCCATACAAATATCGTTTTGATATGGATGGCACTATTACAATTACATTTATTGGAGATATGAGAGATGATTGAGGATAATGCAAAACAACTTGAGTTACCAATAGACCATGAACCACATCTTAACCGCATAGCACATCAGTTAGCTAAACAGTTACAAGAAGATTATGGGTACAGAAGTTATGACCACGCATATGAACGTGCTTGGGATTTGTTAGAATACGATTTAGAACAGGAGAAGAAGAATGATTGAATGGATTAAAGCAATACTAACATTCTGGATGAACAAGGATGAGATGACAGACCCTTTGATGGATAACATACTTAGGTTTCTTATCATGTCTGTGTTTGCCATTGGATTTTACATGACATTAATAGCATTTGGAGATAAGTTCTTATGATAAAAATATATAATTTAATTATGGATGATGCCAAGAATCCACTATCCAACATACCTGATGTCAACACCAGACACATGGTGATGCAGGTATTAGCGTGGATGTGGTGCATCATATTCAGCATGTACTTAGGTTCTTTTCTAGCCTTTGGAATTAGTGCTATCTTACATGCGTTATTACTAGCAGGAATATTTATTACTGTTGGTACATTTGAGGCAGCCAAGCGCAGACCACAATATTTTGGTGGGCTAGGCAGAGGTAATGGGGGTGAACATGAATAAGTTGACACTACTTATCTCATATGATATAACAAAGAACATTTTATTAAATAGAAAAGGAGAATAGATATGCCATTAGATATGATACCAGAGAACTTAGACTTTGATGTAATCTTTGAACCAACAAAGGTAGATGACAAGAAGTATGTCATTGATGCGAACACAGGCAAGTACATTGCCGTAGTTGGTAAAGACTTTAACTGTGCATCACATGGAGATTTCTTCCGTGATGTAAGCAATGCCGTTACGAATCACTTGACAGATGATGAGTACGAAGGTGCGAAAGTCAGGTGGAGAGATGCACATCACAATGGGTGGGCTATGATGGACATGGTGTTGCCCAATGTGACGGCTAAAATACACACCGACAAGCACCAGACAGAGATAGCACAACGTATCATTGCTCTGCATGGTGTGGATGGCACGTGTTCTAACACAGTTCTGTTCGGTGCGATTGATTTCTTTTGCACTAATGGGCAGATACGTGGTGAGCATGACAAGGTAAGACGCAAGAATACAAGTGGCTTTAGCCTTGATAGGTTCATTACACAGTTAGAGCGTAGCAAGCAGGACTTCTACTCACAGTCTGCTACCTTACAGAGTTGGGCAAACAAATCTCTTGAGTATAATAATGTTAGAGATATGTTACACTCACTCTTAAAGTCTGAGAAGACAGGTGACAAGATGCTAGGACTGTATGCAGAGGAAGCAAGTGTAAGAGGACACAACGCATGGGCTTTATACTCTGCGTTCACTAACTATGCAAGCTATGCAGATGAGCGCAATGGCTTCAAGCTACGCAACACAGGTTACGATACGAAAGCGGTGTCGATGTTTGCTCGTGAGCAAGAGGTGTCCAAGTGGATTGACAGCAAGCAGTTCAAGGAGTTGTTGGTAGCATGAGCGAACATAAGTGGGAATACGTAAGGACAAACTCAAAAGGTGAGCCTGTCTTTCGCAAAGATACAAATGAAAGCCTAGAGTTTGCCTGTGATTATCTCGACAGCAATAACATAGAGTATGAAGTGGAGTTGTCTGCTAGTCTTATAGTTGTATATAGTAAAGCAGACAGACCATACATGTATTACTGGACTACAGGTAGATGGTCACCTAGAAAACGCAATTATAAAAAGCATTTTCACAGTAATGGTATTGCTGATTTTGTAGAAAAGTATCTAAATAAATATGCGGATGAACACATACGAGAGGACGCAGAAGACAATGAAGACAGTCAAACAATTAGTTGAAAGGTACTATTCTTCTAATGATTTCAGTCTCTTACGAGACAAGTCTAAGGCAGATTATAAGTACTTCTTGGGTGTGATGACAGACAAATTTGGTGACATCAAGTTTGATAAACTTACAAGCAAGGAAGCTAAACACGCATATGAAGAGTGGGTTGAGCGAGGTATCAGCTTCGCCAACCACATCTGTACTGTGTCATCTATTGTGTATCGCTATGCGATAGACATGGAGTATGCGACAGTCAATCCGTTTTCATCAGTCAGACGTAAGACACCGATACAACGTAAGGTTGTATGGTCGGAAGATGATGTACGTCAGTTTCTTGACACCGCTTACTCTAGGTTTGAGTGGCGAAGTCTTGGGCTAATTGTACATATGGCATACGAATGGTGTCAGCGTCTAGGTGACATGAGACTATTGACGTGGGATAACGTAGATTTACCTGACAAAAAGCTATATTTGGAGCAGTCAAAGCGTAGGGCAGAGGTAACTTTGCCTATCGAAGATGACCTACACTCTATGTTGATACAACAACAGGAAGACTTTGGTTTTCAACAGTACGTTGCTCCACGAATCAAGCCTGTACAGGGCGAGTATCAACCTTATAGCATAGACAGGCTAGGAAAAGCTGCACGTGTTGTTATGCGAGAGGCAGGGCTGTCTGATGAGTTACGACTAATGGACTTACGAAGGACAGGAACAACACAAATGGTAGAGGCAGGTGTCGGTATGGCACAAATCATGTCGGTTACAGGACACAGTAACCCACAGTCAGTCAAACCATACATGAAAAATACTTACGAGAGTGCAAATTATGCCTTGACCGCACGTAAATCCCGTGGTACAAGCAGTTAACTGCCACAAGAAAGGTGATATATACATGAATAATATATATAACATTATAAGTGACTTACATTTAAGTGCAGGAAGCACAAAGAGAATGGATTGTCCAGTATGTAAGGGGTACAAAACCTTTACTGTAACCAATAACATGGGCAGTCTTGTGTGGAATTGTTACAAGGCATCTTGTAATGCCTCTGGTGGTAAACGTGTACACCTATCAGCAGACGATATCCGTGAACAATTTTATGGTGCTAAAGAAACAACAGACAAACTAGAATTTACCTTACCTGAATATATTGTAAGAGTAAATGACAAGAGAGAAGTCTTAGAGTATCTACACAAGTGGAGCTTGATGTCTCTTCGTCACGAGGTTTTGTATGATGTAAAAGAAGAAAGAATTGTTTTTCCTGTTAGGTATGAGAACAAGATAGTAGATGCAACTGGTCGCTCTCTTGGAAGACGACTACCTAAGTGGAAAAAATATAGCAATAGTGGCTTGCCTTTTACCTATGGGTGTGGTAAAGTCGCAGTAGTTGTTGAGGACTGTGTGAGTGCTAGTGTTGTTGGTTCACTAGGTAATTTTGTCGGGGTCGCTTTGATGGGTACTTCTCTCCTTTCAACTCATCGGGTGTTTCTTACACAGTTCTCAACGGCAGTCATCGCACTAGACCCTGATGCATTGCCAAAGACTTTAAGTATAGCAAAGGAGTTGCGTGGGCATGTAAATGAAGTCCGTGTCTTGCGCTTGACAGATGATATAAAATATCGTAACCCTGAAGACATCAACAACCTGACCAACATAGGAGTATAAGAATGGAGTTATCTTTAGTACGCAGTCTTATGGACAAAGGTTTCTACGATGACCATCGTGGTTCTAAATGTCCTGACCGCTTGTTCAGCCAAGACGTGCGTAAAATTAAACAAGCAATTGATGTAGCTATGGATAGATACAACAGGACTTTGTTACCAGATGAGGTACAAGCTATGTTTCTATCTAATAATCCTACACTCACTACTGCACAGAAGCAGGGTTACAACTCTCTGTTTCTGCAGATAAAGAAAGAGACACCGCTAGGTTCAGATGTATCACAAGAGATACTGTCTAAGCTATTTCAACAAGTCGTTGGTGACATCGTTGCAAATCTAGGATTTGATATGATTAACGGTGATGGAGACACGTTGCAAAGGCTACGTGATGTATTAGAAAAGTATGGTGATGACTTTATACCTAACATGAATATTGAGTGGGATGACATCAGCATTGAAACACTCATGGCTAAAGCAGACTTAGAAGCTAAGTGGACTTTTAACATATCTCCTTTAGTACGTAAGCTAGAGGGAGTAAGTGGCGGTCATCTTATTGAAGTTGGTGCTAGACCAAACACAGGTAAGACTTCTTTTCATGCTAGTTTGATAGCATCACCTAATGGCTTTGCCCATCAGGGAGCAAACTGTATTATCTTATGTAACGAAGAAGAGACACACCGTGTAGGTGCTAGGTACTTAACTGCCGCATCAGGAATGTCTCCTCGTGAGATTAAAAATAATATGGCTAAAGCTCGTTCTCTTTATGAACCAGTTGAAAAGAACATCAGGATTAAAGAAGCAAGTGGACGTGACATGGCATGGGTAGAGTCAGTATGTAAAGCATACAAGCCTGACATACTAGTGCTTGACATGGGCGATAAGTTTGGTACATCTGGGTCATTTGCTAGACCAGATGAAGCACTAAAGGCTTGTGCTATCTACGCTAGACAGATTGCTAAGACATATAATTGTGCTGTGTTCTATATGTCACAGTTAAATGCCGAAGCAGAAGGTAGACAGAGACTTAATCAATCCATGATGGAAGGTTCACGTACAGGTAAAGCAGCCGAAGCTGATTTAATGATATTGATTGGTAAGACTAATACAGAGATTGAGGGTGAGCAACAGGATAGTCCACTAAGACATCTTAATATTGTTAAGAATAAGTTAAACGGTTGGCATGGAATTGTAAATGTTAATTTAGATTATTTGACAGCGAGGTATGAAGGATGAAACTAACACTTGATGTAGAAAACGTAGGGCAAAAGAGAGATGGTAAGTTATACCTAGACCCCTTTGAACCAGACAACTCACTAACCATGGTGGGTATGTTAACAGATACAGGTTTAGAAAGATGTATTACTTTTGACCATGCAGAAGTAGAAGCAGATGACTTTGGTCATACTGTAGTACAAGAGTGGTTAGATAAAGCCACAGTTCTTATTATGCACAATGCCTCGCATGACTTACTATGGCTATGGGAATCAGGATTTAAATACACAGGTCCTGTATTTGATACCATGTTAGTTGAGTATGTACTACAACGTGGTTTAAAAAATGCTTCTCTCTCACTTGAGAAGTGTACAGAAAGATATGAGTGTGCTACAAAAAAGCAAGATAGTTTAAAAGAACACCTTGCTAAAGGTGGTACAACATACAACATGAACCATGCTACATTGTCTGAGTATCTATCTGCTGACTTACATGCCACACAACAATTAGCAGACAAGTTATATACTAGGCTACATACAAAAGAAGATGCAGGTCTATTGAGGACAGTAGATTTAACAAATGAGATATGTGTTTGTCTCTCTCGTATATATCAACGAGGTTTCAAAGTTGACAAGACAGCTTTAGACGATGTTAGAAAAGAATACGAACAAGAGAGAGATGAGCTAGTCTCTAGTCTACAAGAACACATAGAGAGATTAATGGGTGATACACCTATAAACTTAAATAGCCCAGAGCAGTTGTCTTCTGTTATCTTTAGCCGTA